GAAGGGCAGGTATAGCCTTCATAGGGCTTGCCAGTCTTTGATGAAACTCCAGTCTTATGCACCATAAAATCATGCTGGCACTTAGGTGCTTGCGGTACTTCTCTTGCATTAAGTTCATCAGACAATAAGTTCATTGCTTCATTCAGTGATGGTGCAGCTGATATTGGAATTACATTCATATCATCTTTAGGATCAGCAATAGTCCAAGCATCTTTTACTGGCTCTGGGAACTTCTGTTTGATGATTGGTTCTTCTGTCGTAATTCCGCCTCGTCCTGCCATTGATACTTTGACCATCTCTTCTCGACTTGGCCGCTTGCCTTTAGCTGCGAAACCTGCGTTAGCAAGAGCTCTGCCGATCGCTGAAGTTTCGCAGTTTTCCAAAGCGCTAGTTGCATTAACACCGCGATCAGTATCCTTCTCTTCAGCATAGCCAGTCGAGTATGCGACTTGGTCGAGATAAGTGCGGTAGAGATAGGCTTTAACAACATATCGATGAGCTTCACATACTTCCAATTCCGTTGATACGCGTCCATCTGGGAACTCCTTCCAAAACTTTTCCAGTCGGCTCTCGACTGTTTCATAATCGGCTAAATTAAACGCCATGATTGATCTCCTCTTGTTTCAACTGCATGGCCAAAGCTGCTGCTCGTTGTTCTTTTGAATATGGATTACGCCATGATCGCATGGGTGCATTGCTTCCATCGTTAAATCTTTTATTCTTGCCCGTTGCTATTCTTCTGTCTGCTCTATTCATGATTAATCTCCTCTTGTTTTACTAGAAACTCGGCTTGCTCGGTTAAAGGCCAATGAGATCCATCTGGCCAGATTGACACCCAAACAGCGCAAGGCTGGCAATAATGTCGGTTGATCCCTTTAGACTTAGCGTGCTGACTAACCACAGTCCAGACTGCAAAAGTCTTACCCTTGCCATTCGGGTGATCGCGACCCCACTTCATCTGACAGTAATCACACCAAGTACCGGACTTTGCCTTAGTAACTGTCAAGGTCGTTCCAATCAGTTGATGTAATCTGGCCAGCGATTGCAGAGTACGCACAGATGTCCTTGTAACTGTCCGCGTGATCCTTTGTTGTTTGAGTTCTCGAGATCTTGGTGAGGATAAGGCAGATTGCGACTTCGTGCGGCTCGATGTTTTTGTCAAGATACACACTCCAGAGTCTTGCGATTCGAATGTGATTAAGAGTTGAGTCGCCGTATTCGTCACCTCGGTCGGTGAGTAGCTGCTTGGCTTCATCGAGAATATCCTTGGCCTTCACTCTGACCAGAATGTGTGTCGAGCGACCGAACGGCCGAGTGCATAACCTTCTTCTTTGCCTTCTTTGTAACCTAATCCGTAACCAGCTGCAATTCCAACTACTAAGAACGCTAGCATTACCAGCGTTAGATATAAATCAAGATTCATTCTTAGCCCCTTTACTTCAGTGAGGATCACTGATAAGGATTAAGGTACAGGCTATCGCAGACTAAGCAAGCATCTTTTGATAACGAAATGGTAACAATTCTCCATCATCCATCGCATCATCGATGTCACGCCTTAGCGGATTATCGAGATCGTCCATACCTGCGACCGCCATAAGCGAAGGTTCCGTCCTTTTCTATGTGGATTGTCGATACTTGGACACCCTTAGCATCTTCTTCAACGATCAAGAATGCTTGTTGCCAGTTCATCGTGCCCTTTGTGTAGTGAGCCTTGCGAATATCCATTAAGTGACCGCCCTCGAAGCCACGCAGGATACGGCCTAATTTGCCCCCTGAAGCCTCTGTAAAGGCTGATTGGCCTGCTCTGTGAGTGTGGCCACAGATCACGCTTAAACCATGCCGACGAGCCGCTTCTAGGGCTGTGAGTCCAGGAGTGGGCTTGATTGGTTGCTCATCTCCATGCACTGCAACATAACCTTTAGCAATGGGAAATGGCTTCTTATGATAAGAGATCCCAAGTTCATCAAGCCTCATAAACTTTTCAAACTTAAGTTCTGGTAATGACAAGAATGCTGGGATCTTGTTCATGATCACATTGTAAAGTCGATCAGTATGGTTTGACCTGATCATGTGCGCTTCTTTGGCGTGCTGGGTCAATTCCCAAAGAACATCAACTGTCATGTCACGATCTGCAGCTAAGGTTTGTTCGTACCAGCCTGGCTTGTTTTCCGTCCATCGGCTGATCTGTGGGAGATCGATCTCATCTCCGAGAGTAACCACAGCATCAGGGCGAAACGTCTTAACAAAATTAGAAACATTCTTGACTGCTACTTCATCGTGATAAGGGACTTGTAAGTCTGGTATTACGATGGTTCTCTTCATTAATCCTCGTCATCGTCAGGATAAAAGTCCGGCATATTGCTGGGATTATCGTTGATGCGCTTAGGGAGTATCCAGTCAGGATAAGAAAATGGATCCATAAGCATCGACATGCAGATGTCTGTGGCAAAGCCAGCCTTGCGCAAAGCTTTATAGTATTCGTTTAACCCAATACAGTAAGCCTCTAGTGGAGTGTAACCCTGATCCTCTATTGCTTTAGTTTTGCGCGCGGCCATGCTTTATTTTACCGCTCTAAAAGTATGTTGTAAATCTCATCGCATCGTGTGTTGAGTCGCTTGATCTCGCTCAGCAAGTGAGTGATCACAAAGCCAGCCAATCCACCGATTATCACAAGAGTGGCAATATAGAGCTGAAAGAACTCGCCCTGTGTCATTTTCTTCCGAGTTCATCTTTAGGATCCAAGTATCGCAACACTGGTGGAATGATCGAGGCAAGGCCAGCAGCAATTAAAGCCTTTGGCTCAGTGACTCCAGCTGCGTACATTGAAATTATTGCAACTAAGAATGCTCTGCCCCATGAGCCTGCTGCGTCCTTAAGATCTTTCATTGTGATCCCCCGATCATAGGTATTTGAAGAAACTCACCATTAGAGTCAGCTTCTTTCGTAAAGCTGATATGGCAGTGATGATTGTGTTTGTTGATCCCTGTGTATTTGCGCCACTTCCACTTAAGGAGAGGGCTTGCGATCTTGCCGTCAAAGATGATGTAGCTGATGCGCTTTGCAGAATCAGACTTTGCAAAGATACGAATCTGATCCGCAAGATCTGGCATGGTGTCAGGTTTAGCTTTACCCGAAAGATCTCGATCGACATCGATGGCACGAACCCAGCCGCTAACATCTGGATTATGATCTGACTTACGCGCAGAGTGTCGTGTGTCGCCGATCCAACCATCAGAAGTTCTATCTCGATCTGGGAATGAGTCGTCAATTTGTTCTCTTAATTGGATAGCGCACTTAGATAGACGATACTTTGTGGACATCATTTGAACACTCCCATCGACAAGTATCTAAATTAAGTGTTGCTTCATCATGGCACTTCGGCGGTATAAAAGCATCTCGTACTGCATCATAAGTAAACGAAATTCCCGCATAATTGTAACGAATATTATTATTATAGCTTGTACGCTTACAAGTCTGGCCTCTGAAATTGCCATACCAAGTTTCGGTGTCTAAACCTTCAATAGTTTCAGTTTCGTCAATACCTGTAATTACCTCTGTAACAATATTGTTTTCATCTATAAATGCGTAATGTGCCATTATGACCAGCTCACGTTTCCAGTACCAGCAGTAATAGTTGCACGCTTGTAGCCGCCACTAGCTGCACTTTCTGTACCTGTTAGACCTGCACCAATAGTGATTGTTCTAGAATCTGGATAACGCAAAATTACTACACCTGAGCCGCCTGAGCCGCCCGTTCCGCCACCTGCAGAACCGCCTGCACCGCCGCCGCCTGTGTTAGCAGTACCAGATGCAGATGTGCCACCGTTGGTATTTTTACCACTTGCACCGCCGCCAGCACCGCCAGTTCCAGCTGTGTTGCCGTTACCGCTACCACCACCACCACCACCAGCATAAGTAACTGATGATCCTGTAATTGATGTTGCGACACCTGCGCCGCCATTACCTGAAACTGTGCTGGATGTTGCAGCAGCACCTACTGCAGATGCACCGCCACCGCCACCGCAACCAGTTCCGCCAAAGCCACCACCTGCGCCACCTGCTCTACCTTGATTAGCAGTACCAGCACCACCTGTGCCTGAGCCTCGACCTGAACCGCCACCGCTGCCGCCTGCCACGCCACTTAGGTCATAGATAGCACCGCCGCCGCCACCTGTTGAGGTAATAGTAGAAAATACTGAGTTAGAACCATTTGCACCTGCAGCTGTAGGGGTAGTTGTACCTGCACCACCTGCACCGATTGTGACTGTGTAGTTAGTTCCTAACAAAATTGATAATGCGCTTTCTAACGAACCACCACCACCAGTAGCAGTTACAGTTGAACGTAATCCACCCGCACCGCCGCCGCCACCTAGTTCACTAGAACCAGCACCGCCTGCAACAACAAGGTAATCAATTGTAACATTTCGTAAATCAACGCCAGTTACTCCTGCAACAATTGCGCCAATCATTAAGCCACCGCACCCATAATAGTCCATGCATTAGTGCCAGTTTTAACACACACTGCGGCTTTATATCGTGCCAATACTGGGGATGCGCTAGTGCCACCCGCGCTTGTAATAGTAGTTGTACCCGGTGTTACTGCGTTAATAGTTGTAACTCCTGCACCTATCTGCAGCACTGTAATAGCAGTGCCATTAGGGAACGCATAAGTCGCATCTGTTGGTATTGAGAAAATATTGCTAGATGCATTGTTCATAGTCACTAATACTTGATATTGGTCAGTCGATGCAGCTGTATATGTTGTACCTGTTTGAGCATTGATAGTGAATGCGACTAAGCCATTGAACATGGCAGCAGTCATTACATCACCAGTTACGCCCGGAAATCCTGTTGCCATTTGTTCTCCTTAGTAAGAAAGTGTGTTAGTGCCTAAAACGCCATATTGTGATGATCCTATTATAAAGGAATCTATGATCGGTTCAAGCGTTGTGAGTGTTGTTTTCCAAGCACTTGGTTTTATGTCGTGTGACACGCCAAATACCTGCAAAGTCTTGGTTAGGGTCGATGACCCTGGTTGAGTTGTTGTTACTGTGATTGGATCAAAGAAGTCAAGATCCAAAGCGGCAGTGATACCTGCATCATAATTAGCAGTATAAAGATCAAGCGTAACCGCGTCGCAACGTATCGAAGTTTCTTGGCGAGAGGCGACAAAGGCTTGGGCATTGTTTAGGGCTTCTGCATCTGTTTCCATGAGCAGGTTCTGCTCTTGATATGAGTGAAGAAAATACTTATCGATCGAAGCTTGATTGCTGGCCACTTGCGCCACGCCGCCCGTTCTAGTGATGCTTGCTTTGTTAAAAACCAAAGTATCGTCCAACTTCCAAACTGCATTGTTATACGAGATCCCAGTGCCATTGTCATTGAAGTCAACTGGTGTGCCAGCAACGCTTGATGAAGTAAGTTGGCGATCTTGAAAAACTAAATTACCAAATGCGTCCATATACAAAGAACCATATTCAGTGCTTGTGACTGTCTGCATTGCACCAAGGGAAGTTCTTAAAGTTCCGGGGTCTGCTTGTAATGTGGTCTGGCCAGTATCAATATCTCTCATGCCTGAAGGCCAACCGACTGCATCAAGCAATTTGGCTATGCGAGTGCCACTTGTCTGACCAGCTGATGTTGAAGCGACAGAGGTTATCTGTGCATTCTGAAATAACCTAAAGCCATCAACCGCTTGAATGGTTGTGTAAACAACTTCACCGACATCTTTAGGGGTAGTCGTATCGAAAGAGGTTATGTAGCCTGCAAAGATTGGGTAAGTAGTTGTTCCATAAGTAGCAGTGATAGTTACCTTGCGCATTGGGGTCAAAAGTTGATAGTAGGGCGAGCTTGGGTTCATTGGGTTGAACGCGCCTGTCTGATCGATAATACGAAGGCTCATTGTGCCAGTTTGAAATACATCTGAAAGAGCTGTGCGACCGCGTGTTGTTTTGATCGAATCAACAAGGCTGGATACATCAACTGTGACTGATCCAGTATCAGCAAGGGCATTAACTCCCAGAACGCCAGAATCAAGAATCATAGGCGAGGCAAAGCCAGCACCTGTTGAAAAGTTGATGATTGCGTTAATTACTGGGAGTGTCATTATAGATTCTCTGCTGGCACTGCACCTGGTCGATAGTTATTCTGCCCATTAGTATTGGCAGTCACTACTGCTTCATTGACTACTTTTACAAACTCATCTTGCATAATGGTAGTGCCATTGTTGTTAACAATAACTGTAATTGGTTGCTGTGGAATTGTATTCTTTAGATAATCGGGAAGCGAGAAACCAAAGCCACCAGTGCTGCCACCAAGACCGGCAAAGGGAT